TGATAAGATACTGGAGTACCATCAGGCAATTGTGGAGCGGCACCGAATCCATAAAGGACGGGCTCTTCGTGGTAGTTACGTGGGATACCTTGTTCTTCGCGGAACACTCGGGTATATTCGTCTTTACGTTGGTCGTAGACTCCGTCGAAACATTCGTTGAGGATAGGCTCAACGATGGAACGGAAGTCCGTACTGCGCATTGGTGCGGCCATGTTATATTACTCCTTAAACAATGGCGGTCACACTACCGAAGTATTGTGAACGTGCGTTGATAACACGAACAATTACATAGGTATCACCCCATGCATTGTCCGCAAACGGAGCAAGATCGACTACACGCATATCGCCTTGAGCGGCGTTAGCCACTGCTGTCGACACACCTAGGCAAGTCGTAGACAAGCCGGTCGTGCTAGAGCCAGAACCGACAGCAAGACCAGAGGTCGCGCTGAAGTTATATTCGCCACCGAGCGAAGTCTGGGCGATTGTTGCATCAGTCTGGATTTCGTACACGATGTTTTGGTCGTTATAGAAATAGGCAATGCAAGAACCGGTGGTGTAAGCAGTGCTGGCGGGCCAGTAGTTACTTACACGACGACGGCCTGTGGTATCGGTCCACTCGACGCCTTGGAACGAACCAGTCCAAACGGCACCGGCGGCGGCGTTGGTGATTGTTCCTGCGGCGACAGAGGTGCCTGCCGTACTGTTGTAGCGGATCGGTGCGCCTTTATAAATGTCAGTGCTATATGCACTAACGATACCGCCGGCCAACGCCTGTGCGCGATCCAACCCGGAAGGATGAAAAGCGGGGCGCAAGCCGAACGGAGCAGATGTTGAAGACATTGTCTTACTCCTTGAAGGTTATAGATTCGCCCGCATCAGCTGAACACTGGAACGGGTAGTTGTTTGTCGATACTACTTATACCATCACCTTCAACCATGCCTAGACTGCGACCATTGCTGTCTCGAGCCCCTTGGTCTACCTGAACTCGGATCTTATCCGCCTCGTCCTGTGGAGCATAATGATGAAGTTCTTCCATCAACTGCTGGTAGATGTCTTGAGGTATCTTGTACAGCACCATTTCATTGCATGCGACCAAACCGGCGTGTTCGCCAGCTTTAACGCGGTAATTTTCAAAACCGGGTACTTCGTCGATTTGCACGGCGGTATAACCCATCCGTGTGCGCTTATGAATCGGATCGTAGCCATTAGTGGTGGAAAGCCAGCACAAATGGTATCCCGGGATGTCCGGGGGTTTAGGGAGTGCTTCTTGGATCCACTCCTCCCGGAACATCCTACGACGCTCCTGCTGACTTGCTAACTCATCGGTAGCCGCTCCACGTGTATTACGGTCCTGCTCTGCGCGGGTCCCACGTTGATCGGTATTCGGATTCTTTTTGATACGGTCGTCTTTCATCGGGGATTCCTTGCTTGTTCACGGTCATAGTCATAATAACGTTGGATCATCTTCTTGCGCTCGACTAGATTGTCCCAACGTCCGGTTTCCTTAATCGCTCGAACACGATCCGGAGAAAGAACGAATTCGTTTGCACGAGTCGAACCCCCAGAATTGCTTTCACGACCGGAACTTGTAACCACTGAACGAGGTCTCCTGTTGTTAGACGATGGTGTATCGTTGCCCGCATTATAACGGTGCGGTAGGTATTTTGTCAATCTATTATCTAACTCTTCCCAGTAATCAGCACTAGTGGGATCCCATCCATCGGCCATCAGCGACTCGTCGATCTTGACTGCGATCGATGAATCGGTGTCGCGCCCGGTGGGGTCGAACCAATCGTTACGAGACATCCACGAATCGGCGTGACGTTTCAACCGGGGGTCGGTCGGGGGTGGAAGCCCGGCGTCCTTTTGCGTCGCGGTCGCTTGCTTTTTCATCGCGGTCAGCGATTCGACTTGACGCCTCGCCTCGTACCACGCCTCGTTCGCGTCGGCCAGTCCACCACCATCGGCCATCTCCGTCGACTCTTTGATTTTCATCTTGGCGTAGTGCAACCGTACTTCTGCATCTTCGATCGCCTTGTCGAGCCTCGCTACATCCGCGCCTTGAGTCCTCTTCTCGAGGACGGCCAGTCGGTCGGCCATCTGCTCATTCTGGCGTTTCAGCGAGTTGATCAGGTGGTTCGACTCGTGTTGTCGAGCCTTAGTTAGCTTTTTCTTGAGGTTTCGCTCTTCTCTTCGGGCTTGTCGGATTGCTTCCCGTTGGGGGTCCGGGTCTGGCGTAGAATCTCGACTGTCGTCTGGATCTTCGTCCTGATCGTGGCTATCGCCGCCCGAATTTTCTCGATTGTCGGATTGGTCATTTAGACCTCCTTCGTTAAATTGTTGGGTACCATCGTCGGGTATCTGGACGGTTGCTGACCCATCCCGCTCCTCCGACACTTGCATCTCGATTTTTTCTGTGGGGTTCATAGGAATGCCTTCACGTTCAAGGGGTTTCCGGTGACCTTCGCGATCACCTCATTATCATTGAAAATACTGAAAAGTGCGGTTTCGCCCTTCTCTTTATCTCCAAATGGTACTTCCCAACGGTCGCCGCCCCATTTGGGCATCCGAACGTAGTCGCCGACCTCTACCCAGTTGCCCTCGGGCCACGGTTCGAGTGTATCGCGTTTCTTGAAAGCTAATGGACCCACCGCGATGACTTTCGCCACCTGATTGTTCCACTTCTCGGTTTCCTTCGTTTCCTCTACGAGTACGATTCCAGACGCGGTGACAGTCTTTCGAGTCTGTCTCCATTGGACGAGAACCCGTCCACCTACTGGAATTGCACCGGGATCGACTGCGGGAAATGCTTCCTGCAACGCGGCTTCATTCGAAGCTTCCGGTTGTGTATTACTCATCGTCTCTGTTTTCCTTTAAAAGGTCATTAAGAATTACCAGAGCTTCTTCAAGCCCTTGGTGCTGTCCTACCAATCGCTGGTAGGTTTCGAAATTAACGGCATGACCGCTAACTAACGAACTCGAGATTTCCGCTTGGCGTGCCCGAATAGCACCGATCAGGTCGCCAGTGGTGTTCATTATTTTTTCTGCGCTTGCGACAATGCGCCACGATTACCCTTGGACGCGCCGCCCGTAGGAATGGTCGTTTGCTTACCCTTAGTCACATCCTCGCCCATTGCGAGTCGCTTGTGCTGGGGTATGTCGCCGGTCTTCTGCGTGTTATCCGATGTTGCCATTTGGTTCTCCTAGTGTTTCCTGTGCGCCTTGAAGCGCGGTTAATGCAGTCTTCTCTTGCTCGTGTCGTAGAATCTTCGCGTCGTGCGTCAGTTCTGCCGTTTTGATCCGCTCTTCGGTTAACTTGTCGCTCGCATCGGTCGCTATATCGATCTGCTGTTGCCGATTTTTGTACAACTGATCCGCTTGAAGCTTCTGCTCCGCGATCTTCGCGTCCACTTGATCCTTCGCCGCGCGTCGCTGAGTCTCGGCCATGCTGGTCTGCAGTACCACTTGAGCATCGGGATCCATCGGCGGCTTCGGTGCGAATTGCTGAGCCATCGCTTGAATCTTTTGCAACGCCGGCACCACCTTCTCCATGGTCGACTGAGTGTCCATCTGCACGTGTTGGCTGGCCAGAGCGTACAATTTGTCGATCTCCCCAGTGATCTCCGGCAGGTCGTAATGCGTGACTTTCTTCCCGAGCGATTTTTCGACGTACTGGTGCATATGGCTCGTGTACCAGAGCGTGATGTGGTGCTTGAGGTGGTCCAGCATCAGGGGCATCAGCATCGGTCCAAATATCGCATTGCCGCCCAACGCGGGGTTGAGTGCGAAATCGAGATGACTCTGCAGATGCGCCAGATGGCTTTGGTGCGGGTAAGCGTACGCGGGGCGGCCCAGAGCCATCGACGCGTTCTCGTCGGCCGCATTTTGCTCGGTCGGCTCTACCGCTTGTGGCATCAATTCGTCTACATTCTGCACTCGCAACTGCTTCAACATCCGTGTCACTACCGCTTTTTGGTCGAAAGAGGCCGGGTACTTGTCCATCAGCGCGATCACCGACTGGGTCTGCGCCATCCGTTGCGTTTCGCTGAATATGTGCGGATCGCTCACTGGGATCACGTCGGTCATCTTCGCGAAATCCTCGCGCCTCAATTCCAACTGTTTGAGATTCTCCGGCAGTTTCATCTCGTCCAAATACCAGCGATTGATACGGGAGAGCACCTTGAGCATTCGGCGTTGCGAATCGTGCAGTCTCGAGTGAATAGCCGAGAACACCGCCGCGCCCTGTTCGATCAACGCTTGAGTCGTTCCTACCGGCGCGTTGGACGTCACATCGGCGATCTTTTCCTCGCTGGTGGTTATAATACCTTTGCCAGCGTCGGTCAGCCATCCCAATAGTTTAAATAGCACTTCACTCGGCGGGTTGAATGGCATCGGCATTGCAATCTTGCGAATGTCGTCGATACCCGGTGCACCCTCGATTTCGCAGACCTGAGTCACGTCGACTTGCTGGCTTTGGCCCGAGAATTTCGCGCCTTTCAGCTTCAGCATTGTCGCCGTATTGTTGATATGCGCTGTATCTAGCAATGCACGCAACGCGCCCGTCGCGGCGGCAGTGAGACCACCAGCGAGGTGCGGCAGTCCAATCGCGTACGCTCCGCGCCATGGGATGAACTTGAACTCCACCATCCAGTCGAGTTTCGACATCGTCTCGTCTTCGATCTCCCAGTTCCGGTACAGGCCCAGCACATCAGTCGACTGCTCATCCACCATCATGATGTAGGGTGCTACTTCGCCTTTGCTGTGCTGGTCCTCTTCAGCTTCCATCTGCACGTAGATGTGGTAGACGCGACGAATCCCGTCCTCATTATCCTCGAACTTTTTGCCCTCGATCTTTTGGTTCGCCTTCTCGCTCGCCGTAAGTTCTAACTGCTCGGGCGGTTGGAGGAAATCGACATCGCGATAAAGCCCACGCTCAACACGCTCTCGAAACTCCATCTCTGTTATGTCCTGCATATGCGTTACCCGCGACGCGGTGTAGAAACTATTGCACGAGTAGGGAAGGAACACGTTGTCGATTGGTACGAACTCGGCGCATGGCCGCTTCATTTTTTCGTCCCACCACATATTGAGGTACTGCGAGCCGCCGAGTGGCAGTTGGGTTAGCATCACCTCTTGCTCGTCGCGAAATTCGCTGATCTGCTCGGTGAGTTGCCAATTCATGAGATCCCGTTTCGATTCCGCTTTTCGCGTATCGGCCTCCTCTACCTTGCCGGTGAGTGCAGTGCGCACTGGACCATCCGGGGGAAACAGTTCCTTGATCGCTCTCGATTCGAAATCCACGCACGCCTCGGCCATCATCGGGCTCACCACTTTGCTGGCCCCCATGAACGTGGCACCACCGGGCGCATCGTTGCCGAGACCAGTACGCTTTAAGCCCTCTTCGTACTGCTTATCCCGTTCCTTGCGTGCGTTCTTGTCCTTCTCGATGAGGTCTATATACTTCATTGCGAGTTTCGACAGGTCCCAACTCACCATGTCCTCGGCCAGATTCCCGTAGAAATCCTGATCATCGAGTGGACCTTTGATGTCCTCCATCTTGACCTTTACCGATCCGTCCTCGTTCTCTTCCATCTCGTCCGAGATGTCGGGCGCGTCCATGTCGACGGTCATACCCTCTTCGTCCTCCGGTCCTGCCGTTGGATCCATCTGCGGTTGTGGGAAATCTAGTGCCATAAGTGCCTTATTTTATCACTGCTTAGTCGTCTTGAAGATAATCTGGTCTGTATTGCGGCCTAATGTGCGTACCACGCTTGAATTTCGCTAAATTTTCGGGTGTTATCATCCCGTTTTCGAGTGCTTGCTCATAAGTCCCCATCGAATAATCCTTAGCGGACTCGATCATCTGCTGGTATCTTTCTGGATCAATCGACTTTATCTGCCTTAATGGGCCACGCAACGCCATAGGAGAGGATCCCGATTCGAGATTAGAGTGTAGCACCGAATTAACCACATCAGTAGGCCTCATCGGCCCGAAAAATTCGAATCGATCATTGACCGTATATAACGGGTCATCAAGGTTGTTGTACATAATTGCTATTTGATCAGGGTTCCCAGCATCAAACGCTTTAGTAGGTTTAGCATTTTTTAAAGCTCGTTGTACGAAATCCACTGCCTCGTTTTCCGTCATCCCTTGCTTGATGGCCGCCATTACCAAACCGGGAATCGCATCGGATGTCATTTCAGGAGCCACGGCCTCCACAGCTTTTGCCGCGCTGGGTAGCATTTCGCCCATCGGCAACGCACCACGTGCTAATTGGCCAACTCCGGATTGCAGGACCGAACGACGAGAGATAGGAGCATCGAGCACTGATTTCGTAGTCGGTTGCACCACTGCGGGCAAATGCTCAACGGGTGCCGCGCCACGCAACCCCATGAACCCACGACGAGCGAGGTCCACCGCTTGCTTTTTGACTCCACCGCCCGCTTGATATTGCGGTCTAGGGCTCATCTCGGTATAATCCAAGTGATTTTTAATCACGCGCGCTTTTTGCTCAGGATTAAGCCCGTTCAATGCCGGACCTAACGAGCGCATAGCGTCGCGTATTTTGCCTAGCGCATGAAATGACGAACCGGGTCCATTGTACCCACCACCAACTAACTGGCCGGCCCCCGTAAACACTTGTCCGACGGGTGATTCTGAGGCCGATTTAAATGGTATAAGCTTTTCAACATCTTCGGATGTCGGCAGAATGGTCTGTTCATCGAACCCGGGGAGCATTCGTACCATCGATTCCATGTCTCCCGGTGACCCACCTATTCCGGCCAACGTACCACGCATCAATGCCACCGGTGCATCTTTAGCCGCATTTCGGTCCTGATATGCGCGATGACGATTCATATGCGGGAAATGACCAAATGCCGCCCCACCATCTTGCATATGCACTTCGCCCCCGTCCTTCTTGGTGATGTCGTACTCGGTCGTGTCGTACGTGCCACGATTACCGATGCTCGATTTTATCTTGCCCGCAGGATCGAAAATGCCGAGGTTTTTCACGCCCATTTCGTTCACGTACATGCTGTCGTGACCTAAATCCTGCAACGCGTCCAACACCGGCGGGTGCTCGAGCTTTGACCAATCGCCGGCCTCAACCATCTCGCGAAATCGATCGGGTGTCAGGCCCAAAGCCTCGGCGTAATCGAGTACGTCATCGTGTCGCATCAAATCGTCCACGTGTGCTTTGTTCGCGAAATCGAACGGCTTTTTCACTTGAACGTGCACCGGGTAAATGTGACCGCCCTCACTCGGCGTGAGTTCATGTGCAAACATCGTATTGGCCAATTTTGCATCGGGCGTGACAAACGTCGCACCACGCCACCCCGGATCGAATTGTCGAATGCCGCCCTCGGGCATGCCCGATTCATCCAACGCGTGCTTCGCAGTGAAATCCGCCTTTTGCCGCGTCGTAGCGTGGTAGAACTGGCGTGGATCGGCCGATCCCTTCTTGAACTTATCGAACTGCATTTCGCGTCGCATCCGCGCGATATCGGCCTCGTTAATCGGCTCGTGCTTGGTGAGTTCATGCAGGTACTTGCCTTTATCCTCTGCCTGTCGTTTCGTTTGGATGGCGGCCCGAATCTTGAACTCCTCCATCAGCTTTTTCAGCGCGTCGCGGCTATTGGGCATAAGGATTTCCTCGCTGTTCGCGGTACTCATAGTCCACGTATTCGGTGTCGGGTGCGACGGGGTCGATCTGCAAGAAGCTCATATCGCGCAATAGGCGCAACGCCTGCGATACGGTGTCGGTCAGGTCGTCCCGCTCGGCTTCGGGGAATGAACAGATCTGGCTCACCAGCGGTTCTGCCCAATCGCGCGGCTGGCCTTTGTGCACCGTCGATTCGGGGATGTAACACCTACCGTGTGCGATGATGTTGGCCACCAGATGCAAACGCTGGACCTTATCGGCCCGGCCCGGGTTGTACGCGCGGCAAGGGATGCCGGCACGCTGGAGATCCTGCAAAATGCTGATACCCGAAGCTTTGTCCTCCACCAGCACAAGGTCCACCTTTTTGCCCGGCTCGCCGTAGAGCGACTCGTACTCCTCCATAATCTTGGGTTTAAGATCGGGATACGAGAGGAAATCCTCCCAGCAATCGATGAGCATGGCGCACAGGGGTTTATCCTCATTGGGCCGAAAGATGCCCCATACACTGCACGCAGTGGGATCGTTGATCGTTTTCTCGGTGTACGCACAATCGTAGGACTGGAGCACGTACATGAATTCGGGCAGTGGACGATCGGCGTCCCACAGCTTGAACCACTCGCGTTTCACGATGCCGTAGTCTTCCGGATCGATGACCTCGGCGTACAATTCCTGCCGCCCGATGCGTGTACCCTCGTACTGCGAAATGATCTCGTCGCGAAACGTCGGTGCGAGGTTATTGAAGTTCTCGTGTGTTGTGCCTGTAGTCAGCACGGTGCGCGTGTCCTCCATCAATCGGCGCACGATCGGCACGGGTTTCGGTGTGGTAGTGACGCAGACGCGGGGCTTTTGACCAAGACGCAAGCCGAACATCAGGTTGGACCACATATCCTCTTGATTGCGGAATTTCGCGAGTTCGTCCACCCATGCAAGATCGTGCTGTGGACCACGCAAGGTCTCGGGGTCATTGTCCGAGTAGATCGTAGCGATTGCACCATTGGGCCACTCAATGCGGCGTTTCGATGGCACGAATAGCGGCTTGCATCTAGGGTGCGAAATAGCGAGAATCCCGCTTTCGCCCTCGACCATCACATCGCGTGCATCGCCCGCGTCCTCAGCGATCAATGCAATGCGGCCGGCAAGACCGTTTTCGACGTGGTAGCGCACGAATTCGGCACCACAACGCGTTTTGCCCCAGCCACGGCCTGCGAGGATCATCCACACGGTCCAATCGTCACCGGGTGGAATGATCTGATTAGGGCGTGCAAATGTATTCCAATCGTAGTAAAGTTCGAGTGCTTCGCGATCGGACAATTCAGCCACGAACTCATGGAAGTTCGCAGGGTCTTTCGCAAGCTGTTTATTCTTCCGCTTTTGACTTTTGCTGTAGACGCTGGGCGAGACGATCACGGAGGCCTTCGATATTGATGGTTGAATCTAGTGTGCCCGAGACATTCATATTCACGTCTTTTGCACGGAATTTCGCATCGTAACCCATGAGCGTGAACTGCAACAGTCCATCGCTGTATTTCACCACTTTATCGGTGCGTATGCCTTGGTAAAACACCGGTTCCTCAACACCAACCACCGAGCGACGGTAAGCCTCGGCTCGCATCGAGTCCACCATCTCCTCTTGAATCGAAGAGACGAGTGCGTCGAAGAATTTATGGTCTCCACGCCAAGAGATGAGCGTCTGGCGATGAATGCCCGCTTTTG